GACCTGGAACAAAGGTAACATTGAACTTGAAAACGGATCAAAAGTTCTAGCTGCTGCAACATCATCAAGCGCAGTTCGTGGTGGATCATATAACATTCTGTTCCTTGACGAATATGCGTTCGTCCCAAACAATCAAGCCGATCAATTCTTTAATTCGGTGTATCCTACGATTTCTTCTGGTAAGACATCGCAAGTCCTTGTAGTTTCTACACCTAACGGATTGAATCATTTCTATCGCATGTGGGCAGATGCAACTAGCAAAAGAAGCAATTATGTTCCGATTGAAGTTCATTGGTCCGAAGTTCCGGGGCGTGATGAAAGATGGAAAGAAGAGACAATAAGAAATACCTCGGTTGATCAGTTTAGAGTCGAGTTCGAAACTGAATTTGTTGGGTCTTCTCACACATTGATATCGGGTGCTAAACTCAAGACGCTAGTATTCAATAATCCAATACGTCAAGATGGTAGATTGGATATAATCGAAGAGCCACAAAAAGATCATACCTATGTCGTTACAGTTGACGTTTCTCGAGGTCAAGGACTCGACTATTCAGCATTTTCAATATTTGACGTAACAAGTATACCTTATAAACAGGTTGCAAAATATAGAGATAAAGAGATTTCACCTCTACTATATCCAACTTTGATATTTAATGCGGCCACAGCATATAATAATGCTTATGTTCTGGTAGAAATCAATGATATTGGTCAGCAAATATCTGATATTTTACATCATGAATTGGAATATGAAAATCTTGTCAAGATACAAATCAAGCCTCGACAAGGTCAGCAAATGTCATTTGGACATACAAAGAAGATACAATTTGGTGTCAAGACATCTGTGGCTACAAAAAGAATTGGTTGTTCAAACTTGAAAACCCTAATTGAAAGTGACAAGTTGCTAATCATGGATTCAGATACCATCATGGAATTGATGACTTTTGTCGCTACTCGCGAATCTTTTGCTGCCGAAGAAGGTAGTCATGATGATTTGGCTATGACTTTAGTGCTTTTTGCCTGGTTTATAGCCCAAAGAAACTTTAGGGAATCTTTGAGTGGTGACATACGAACTGTATTACAGAAAGAACAGTTGAACGTATTGCAAGAAGATTTAGTTCCTTTCGGGGTAATAGATGATGGTATAAATGACAGGGATATGGAACTGGTAGATGTAGAAAGACGATGGATAGAGGAAAGAAAGTTGAAAGCTCCTTTAGATAGTTATGAATATGACTGGAGAGGTCGTTTTTGAAAAATCATTTTTCTATAAATATTATCATATAAGCAACGAAATTCTCTACTTCTGAAAGGAGTAAACAATGCCATTTCAATTGAGTCCAGGCGTAGTTACTACTGAAATTGACCTAACAACTGTTATTCCTGCCGTTTCTACTACAAACGGTGGGTTTGTTGGGGATTTTAGTTGGGGTCCAGCCAATACTGTAGTAACTATAGATAGTGAATCTACTTTGGCTTCTGTATTTGGTCGACCAGATAGTAATACATATATTCCATTTCTAACTGCAGCAAGCTTCCTAGCATATGGAAATAATCTAAAAATTGTTCGTCCAGCAAATACTCTTTCTAGAAATGCTGTTACAGGTAACGCTGCGCCAAGAATTGAAAATCAAGATGTATGGTTCAATACATATAGAGGAACACCTACAACTACTGGCGGATACGGAAATACTACACCAGGATTTATTGCAAAATATACAGGCGAAATAGGTAATGCATTGTCCGTAGCATATTGCCCTGCAAATGCTTCAATATTTACTTCTTGGGCTTATAAAAACTATTTTGATGGAGCTCCTGGAACATCTTCTTATGCAGCAAGATATGGTAGCTCAAATGATCAAATACACATTGTTGTAATTGATCGACGTGGTGATTTTTCCGTCGGAGCTCAAAATTATGCATATGCGAATACCGCTAGTGCCGCATCCCCTGTAACAGTTCTTGAAGTATTTCCATATATGTCTGTTGCAGCTGATGCAAAAAATGAAGATGGCTCAACAAACTTTTATGTTGACGTATTGGCAGAAAAATCAAAATATATCAATTGGATATCACATCCTGCAAATACAACAAATTGGGGAACATTAGCTACAGGTGGTACGACATTCTCTCAGATTGCAAATATAGTAGTAACTACTGCTAATAGTGTGAATCTATCCGGTGGTGCCTCTTTTACTTCTACTAATGGCGAAGACGTAGTAGCTTGGGATAAATTTAGACAATCTGATGAAGTTGATGTTTCTCTGCTTATTACTGGTGATGCTTCTCCTGCTGTAGCACAGCACGTTATCGATAACGTCGCTGAGTTTAGAAGAGATTGTGTTGCATTTATTTCTCCAGCACAAGCAAATGTTGTAAACAATATGGGTGGAGAAACAACTGCGATAACGACACAAAAGAATACCAATATCAATCGTTCTTCTTCATATGCTGTTTTTGATTCTGGTTGGAAATACATGTTTGACAAATATAACAGTCAATATCGTTGGGTGCCACTAAATGGTGATATTGCTGGTCTATGTGTTCGTACAGATACAACTCGTGATCCTTGGTTCTCACCGGCAGGATTTAATCGCGGTCAAATCAAGAACATCGTAAAACTTGCTTGGAATCCAAACAAGACAGCGAGAGATGAGCTATACAAAATTGGTGTAAATCCTGTAGCAACATTTGCAGGTGAGGGTACTATTTTGTTTGGTGACAAGACAATGTTGACACGACCAAGCGCATTTGATCGAATCAATGTTCGTCGTCTATTCATTGTACTTGAAAAGGCAATTGCAACAGCAGCAAAGTATTCTCTATTTGAATTTAACGACGAATTTACACGTTCACAGTTTGTATCTCTAGTAGATCCATTCCTTCGTGACGTACAAGGTCGTCGTGGTATCTTTGATTATAGAGTTGTTTGTGATGAATCAAACAATACTCCAGAAGTAATTGATCGTAATGAGTTTGTCGGCGACATTTACATCAAACCAGCTCGTTCGATCAACTTCATTCAGTTGAACTTCGTTGCTGTTAGAACTGGTGTATCATTTGACGAAATTGTTGGACGATTCTAATCTAAATAGAAAGAAATAGGAGTATCATAGATGCCTTTTAATATTCAAGAATTTCGTGCAAGACTGAATAGAGATGGTGCTAGACCCAATCTATTTGAAGTCACGATGAATTTTCCAACTGTAGTAATACCTAGTTCTGGTGCCGCGTCTCAGAAATTCACATTCATGTGCAGATCTGCGCAGCTTCCAGGATCAAGTATGGGTTCAGTTGTAGTTCCTTACTTCGGTCGTGAAGTAAAGATGGCAGGAAATCGAACTTTTGCAGATTGGTCAGTAACAGTTATCAATGATGAAGACTTTCAGATAAGAAATGCATTTGAAAGATGGATGGGTGGCATAAATAGTCACGCATTGAATAGAAGAAATAGTAGTTTTCAAACTCCAATTTCATATACAAGTGATGCGACTGTTACACAGTATGGTAAAGCTGGCACAAAGATCAAGAGTTATCAGTTTGTAGGAATGTTTCCTATCGATCTGGCACCAATTGATCTTGATTGGGGTTCAAACGATACAATTGAAGAATTTGCAATCACATTCCAGTATCAATATTGGCTATCCGATACTACGGATGTTCGCTCTTCTACTCAGGTTACACAGGGCATATTCTAATAGTATCTTTTATATTATGTTACTTTTGAAGGGAAAAATAAATGGCTAATTGGAAGTTATTTGGTTTTCAAATAACAAACGAAAAGACCAAGAAGCAGGAAGAGCAACAGGACGCAAAAAATATAAATGAAAAGTCCTTTGCTCTTCCTCAAAACGATGATGGTGCCGTTACGCTTCAGACCGGAGCGTATTTTGGCACCTACGTCGATTTGGAAGGTGTTGTTCGTAACGAAATAGAACTAATTACACGCTATCGTGAAATGGCAATGCAGCCCGAACTGGAGACTGCAATTGACGACATTGTCAATGAAGCTATAGTTATGCAAGGGCATACTCAACCACTAACGGTAAATCTTGACGATCTAAAACAACCAGATTCAATCAAAAGAAAAATTCGTGAAGAATTTTCAAATGTTCTTAAAATGTTGAATTTTGGCAACATGGGTTCGGAACTATTTCGTCGTTGGTACATCGATGGAAGAATGTTTTATCACGTAATTATTGATGAGTCTAATCCAAGAGATGGTATCAAGGAACTTCGTTATATTGATCCAAGACGTATTCGTAAAGTAAGAGAAATTCAAAAAACAAAAGATCAAGCTACTGCAGCTGATATTATCAAGACAGTAAGAGAATATTATCTCTACAATGAACGTGGAATTATTGGCGCACATTCAAATCTTGGTATGAGAATTGCTCCAGATTCGATAATCAATGTCAATTCTGGTTTGATGGATTCTCGTCGTGCAATGGTTCTATCATATTTGCACAAAGCTATCAAGCCGCTAAATCAGTTGCGTATGGTTGAAGATGCGACTGTCATTTATCGTCTATCTCGCGCACCAGAACGTCGCGTGTTCTATATCGACGTAGGTAATTTACCTAAGGTGAAAGCTGAACAATATCTTCGCGATATCATGGTAAAGTATCGTAACAAGCTTGTATATGATTCAAGTACAGGTGAAATTAGAGATGATCGCAAGCATCTATCAATGCTTGAAGACTTTTGGTTGCCGCGTCGTGAAGGTGGTAAGGGTACAGAAATTCAGACTCTTCCGGGTGGTCAAAATCTTGGTGAAATGGAA